GTAGCAATGAGCATAGGCACAGGCGAAAGTGATTACAACAAACTATTACAAGTAAAAAAAGAAGTTGACAACAAACTCAAGTATGTTTGTATGGACATTGCAAATGGTTATAGTGATCACTTTGCAGCACACGTTCGTAAAGTACGAGCAGAGTTTCCAGACTTGGTAATCATTGCCGGAAATGTAGTAACAAGAGAAATGACGGAGGAATTGATTCTTGCTGGCGCAGATATTGTTAAAGTGGGCATCGGCCCTGGAAGTGTTTGTACAACACGGATCCAAACTGGTGTTGGTTATCCTCAGCTTTCCGCTGTTATTGAGTGCGCTGATGCTGCTCATGGTCTTGGTGGCCATATCATTGCGGATGGCGGCTGCACTACTCCTGGCGATGTAGCCAAAGCCTTTGCAGGTGGAGCAGATTTTGTTATGCTCGGTGGCATGCTTGCTGGGCACGATGAAGGCGGTGGTGAAGTAATTACAAAAACTTTTCAAACTAATGAAGCAGAATTACAACCTTTTCCTCCGGGTATGCCTGAAGAAGAAAAAGAACAAGCGTTAGCAGCAATTGCAAGCGGTGATCTAACTCCTCCAATGCAACCTGTATTTGAAAAGAAAAAGTATGTGCAGTTCTACGGTATGAGTAGTGAAAGTGCAAACGACAAACATTTTGGTGGATTGAAAAACTATCGTTCATCAGAAGGACGCACAGTGTTAGTGCCTTACAGAGGAGAAGTAGCCACTACGGTACAGGATATCCTTGGAGGTGTGCGTAGTACATGTACCTATGCAGGTGCAATGAAACTAAAACAACTAGCAAAGTGTACAACATTTATTAGATGCACACAAACACATAACGGTGTGTATGAATCATCAACAATAGGAAAATAATATGAGTTGCGGATGTGGAAGATCGCCAACAGGCAGATGCGTTGGTTGGCATAGTTTGACAGAAGACGAATATCGTGTTAAACTAGAAGAGTATAACAAAAGACAGGCATTAAAGGAGAAAAAAGATGCGTGAACAACTAGTAAAGGCAGCTCGTATGCATGCCGAAGGAGAGCTTGAAAGAGCAAAAACAAACATCTTGGTGTATATGCATCAGAGTGTTGGTATTGGTGAACATAGCGATATTGTCGAAGCTATTCAAGAAGAACTTGATAAAATGGCTGCTGCAACAGATCGTATCGAAATGTTAAATGAACATTTTAGTTGACAAAAGATCTAAATAATAGTACTATAAACTATATAGACATCCTCGTCTATAACTCGGAGAATTAAATGACAGAAGAAGTTAAAGTTAGTCAAGTTGTGCGTGAAAGACTACAAAAAAATAACGTACGGTTTTTTGCTAATGATAATATTAGCGAACATATTAGTGAGTTTGAATTACAAGAGATTCAAAACGAACTTGCATACAAATTTCAAGATGTACTCGAAACATTGATTATCGATACAGACAATGATCCTAATAGTGAAGGCACTGCAAAGCGTCTTGCTAAAATGTATATCCACGAACTTATGCAAGGTCGTTATTTTAAATCACCTAATGCAACAGCATTTCCTAATACAGCAGAAGACAAGTATGAAGGTATGCTAGTAGTACGTAGCGAACTAAAAAGTGTATGTTCGCATCATCACCAACCAGTGAGTGGTGTTGCATATATTGGTATTATTGCTGCCGACAAACTTATTGGACTTTCAAAGTATACACGTATTGCGCAATGGTGTGCTAGACGTGGTACATTGCAGGAAGAACTATGTAATGATATTGCTAAAGAAATTATGTCTGCCACTAACGCCAAAGATGTAGGTGTGTATATTCAAGCAACACACGGTTGTTGTGAGAATAGAGGCATTATGGCACATAGTAGTCTTACACAAACAAGTGTACTCAAAGGTGCATTTAAAACTGATCCTAGTACAAAGAAAGAGTTTTTTGATAATATTAAACTACAGCAGGAGTTTGCACCAAGATGAAACTAAGATATAGTGAAGCATTTTATAGTGTGCAAGGCGAAGGCAAGTTTGTAGGAGTACCTAGTGTATTCCTACGCACCTTTGGTTGTAATTTTCGTTGTATGAACTTTGGCTTGAAAGATGAGCCAATGCGTGATGTAAAACAGAAACAAGGTATTATTCACAATGCCGAAGTACAAGGATTACTTGACGCAGGCGTGCATGAAACCACTAAAGAGTTTACAGACTTGCCTATTATTCATACAGGCTGTGATACATACGCAAGTATCTATCCTGAGTTTAAACACTTTAATCGACAAGCAACTGTAGACGAAGTAGTCGAACACTTGCTATCTCTCACTCCTAACGGTAAGTGGGTACAGGATAATGGTCAAGATGTACACTTGATCATGACAGGCGGTGAACCGTTGTTGGCGTGGCAACGGCTTTACGTAGAGCTGTTTGAACATCCACGTATGCAGGATTTAAGGAACATTACATTTGAAACAAACACTACACAATTTTTACACAACGATCTTTACACCTATCTCAGCGAACATGACAGACTTACAGTCACTTGGAGTTGTTCCCCAAAACTTAGTGTCTCGGGAGAGCCTTGGGAGACTGCTATTAAGCCTGACGTTGCTCTTGATTATGCTAGGGTTAACGGCAGCGAACTTTATTTTAAGTTTGTTGTGGCTACTGAAAGCGACTTTGCAGAAGTTAAAAGAGCTGTTAGTGCTTACCAGGATGCCGGGGTACAATGTCCAGTATATCTTATGCCAATGGGCGGACGCAGTGAAGAATACGCCCTCAACGTTAAAGACGTGGCAGAAGCGTGTATGGCAGAAGGATGGCGATTCACCCCAAGACTCCACATCAGCTTATTCGGAAATGCCTGGGGAACTTAAAGAAAACGAGCAATTGCGCAGAGCAATGGAAGCGCCAATTGACTACGAAAAACTAAGGAAACACTTATGAAACAATGGCTTAAAAAAATTACAGGTATTGAAGCAGAAGAAAAGCGTATTGCTGAAGAAAAAGCAGCACTAGAAGCCGAATCTGATAAAAAACTAAAAATTAAAGATCCAAAGGCATATGCTACTAAAAAGAAAGAACCTTGGGTAAATGTTCTAGATATGAAAGTCAATGAAAATAACATACGTAATGGCTTTTTTGAACTTGATTGGAACGAATACTTTATTGAAGAACTTTTAACAGCAGGATATGGCAGCGAAGGAGACGAGCCAGAGCAAGTTGTAGATCGCTGGTTTAAAGATATTATTTTTAATATGCTGAGTGAAGATGGTCTTGACACTAATCGAGGCGCTGGTTATATTAATGTAGTACCAATCGATAGAGGTAAAAGTGAAGTATCATAATAATGCTTGACAAACCGTATAAAATCGTATACAGTCGTACATATAGAAACTACACAAAGGCAAACTAATGGCAACTTATATTCTAGTAGATACAGCTAACACATTCTTTCGTGCAAGGCATGTAGTACGTGGCGACTTAGACACTAAACTCGGTATGTCACTACATATTACACTCAACAGTGTAAAGAAAGCATGGACTGACTTTAAGGCAGATCATGTTGTGTTTTGTTTAGAAGGACGCAGCTGGCGCAAGGACTATTACGAGCCTTACAAACGCAATCGACAAGTAGCACGTGATGCACTAACGCCTACACAGCAAGAAGAAGACACAGTGTTTTGGGAAATGTTTGATGAGTTTAAAGACTTTGTAAGTACAAAGACTAACTGTACTGTAATGCGTCATCCGCAACTTGAAGCAGATGATCTTATTGCTGGTTGGGTACAAGCACATCCTAATGATAATCATGTTATTGTTAGTACTGATGGCGACTTTGCACAACTTATTGCACCTAATGTACAACAGTACAACGGTGTTAGTAATACTATTATTACACACGAAGGCTACTTTGACGATAAGAAGCGTGAGCCTGTTATTGACAAGAAAACAAAAGAGCCTAAGCCTGCGCCCGATCCTGCATTTATGTTGTTTGAAAAGTGTATGCGTGGCGACACTAGCGACAACGTGTTTAGTGCATACCCTGGTGTACGTAAGAAAGGCACTAAGAACAAAGTGGGCCTTATTGAAGCATTTGCAGACAAAGACAACAAAGGCTACAATTGGAATAACATGATGCTACAGCGTTGGACTGATCATGAAGGTGTAGAGCATCGTGTGCTTGATGACTACACACGTAATGTTGTACTGTGCGATTTAACTGCACAGCCCGACGACATTAGAGAGATAATTAATAACACTGTTGCAGAGAATGCAGTATCTAAAGACGTATCGCAAGTAGGAATGCGTCTTTTGAAGTTTTGTGCTAAATGGGATATGCAACGTATTGCAGATCAGGCGGCACAGTATGCAGAACCATTACAAGCGAGGTATAAATGAACTTTAAAGCTAAACCGGTATTAGAAGATAAATTTTGGATTGTTGAACAAGAAGGTGTAAAAATAGGCACTCTTAGCAAAAACGAAGAAGGCTTTGTTGTAAATAGTGCAGGTAAAATTGATCTATATAAAACTGAAAGACAACTTAAGAAAACATATGGTAGCAATTTCTTAGTTGCAAATATCAAAGATACCACAGGCAATACTACTAAAGATGTTCACGGTTATCCTACTAGAACAATGCCTTATAATAGTATGTTTGATATACAGCGTAAATTACCTTTGTTTACTAAAAGTCAAAAATCAAAAAGTGTATATTGTGCAGGATACTACTTGATTAAATTTAATGTTAATTGGTTAAAGAGTTATTGTCCAAAGTTAATTACTGTTGAGCGCAATGAATACATGGGTCCGTATAAAACAGAACTAGAAATGAAAATGGCGCTAAATCATGTCAACAGATCCGATTAACACAATGCCTATTCAGCAACTTATTCAAATAGTAAAAGTTGCTGAACAAGGTAGAGCAAAAGAAGTTAGACTAGATATTGCACAAGCAAAGACTCTTGCATTTACGTTAGGCGAAGTTATGGCAAGATTACACGGAGATTTAGAAGAAGTTTTAGATAAAAAAATTGAAAAACTTAATCAAGATCAAACTATAGAAATAAATATGGATTCAGGTGCCTGGTAAAAAAGATAAATATATGCGTAGTTAATATAAGGAATCACGCATATGAGTCGACCAAAGCCTAAAATTAAATTAGAATATACAAATAAGGTGACATATAAGTGCGAACAGGTTTTAGACGCTGAAGCAATTTGGGCTGTATTCTACCAAGATAGACCATTTAATTTAAAAAGTAGCAATAGCCTAACAGGGTATCCTGGACCTAAATATAAAAAAACTAGTTTTTCAAATCCAGGACATGCTTATAACTTATCAAAAAAATTAAACGATATGTTTAATACAGATGCATTTGCTGTTTATAAATTAACAGCAGGTGAAAAACTACAATAATGAATAAAATAACTTACACAAAACTTTTTTTAAAAGAATTAGGAAAAAGTTATAATGATCTTAGTGTAAAAGAGCATATGCCATTATGGTGGTATAATACAAGACAGAAGGATGTAGGTGGATTAAGACTCACCGAAGACGGCTTTGATATCATAAACCAAATAGGCATACAAACATACGATATACCTTATCCAAGAGATGTTCCTATAACTACACAGATTATAATACATCTTGATAAGTTTATCGATTGTCCTTACTATTTAACAGCCCGAAGTCTTACAGTCACCAACGAGCGCAAGGCTGTTGAACTAGGATTGTTTAGCGGCGATCTACGCAAGTACGGACTAACTAAAGCAATGTCAAGGTCAAAGAAAGATGAGAATTGATCTACACGGATTGCATATCCAAAACGGCTGGCGGCATTTCAATCAACAAATAGAAGAAGCATATCTCGAAGGATATAAGAAATGCCATGTTATTACAGGACAAGGTGCTATGATGCGTGAAATACATACGTGGGCCGATAATCACATACGCATTAAGGAATGTGTTCAAACCAAACATAATCCCGGAAGTTTTTCTATAAAATTAAAAAAAAGAGGTTGACCTTCTGAGTTTAATGTACTATTGTAGTGTTAAACGTAATAGGCACAGAAGGCACAAATGAAACATTTATTATTAGCACTTGCACTTACTGGAACTGCTGCACATGCAGATCCAGGTTATTTAAATCAAGCAGGCTGTCATTATGGCACCACAGACGGATGGCGAGGTATGTGGCACTGCCATCATATGGCACGTTCGTATTATAATGACCGAGGACTTCAAACAGATCCTCCAGTTGTAGGTGATCCAGTACACGACCGTTTAAATAATCGTCGAACAAACTACAACAATCATAATCATAATCATAACAATAATAATAACGATGCACTAAATGTATTGCTTGGTATTATTGTTTTAGATGCACTTTTAGGAAAATAAAGGTTGACACTATAGCGCACTCGTGCTATAGTGTATGTATAGGGCAAATACACAAAGGGCAATACAATGTTTACATACAGCAATGATGTTATTTCAGATCTACACAAAGACGCTTATGGCTTCCGTCCATCGCAGCGTTTCTTTGATGACTGGTCTACATATACACCTGCAGAAAAGCAAGAGTGCTGGGATATGATGTGCC